AAGAAAATAATTATAAAAATCTTTAGCAAAGTTTAATTTTTTATCATCGCTTTCAACTAAAAACTCTCTTATCTTGGTTTTAATAAATTTTCTCAAATCTTTCATCTTTTCTTTTATATATAAATATTAAGAATTAAAACTTCCACCCTTTTTATTTCTTCTTGTAAATTTTTCATATCGTATTAACCATTATACTCAACATCATTATCATCATAATACTCCTCCCAATATTCGTCTCCATCATGACCATAGGTTTTAACATTATTACCATTATCATTTCGAACTCCTACTTGCCAAGCATTTTCATTTTCATAATAAAACCAGTAATGTTTTCCGTTTATTGGATTAACATCCACCAAAAATACATCACTACCGTTTTTAATTTTTTGTGATATATTTTTTTCAGGTTTAATTTTTTGCATAAATAAAGTTTCTAAAATAAACATTATTTTTTCATCATCAGTAATATTAAAATTATAATAAATGTCTTTTAGATATGGGGGCGAAATTAAAAATGCAACTTTTTTAAGTTGGTTTATATTATCGACCTCTTCCTTTATGATATAATTAATTTTTTTTCTATTAATCATTTTTTATTTACATTGACCCCATTCGAAACTTCTTACTCTACATCTTTTTTTACTAGTCACACTTATGTTAAACGCACATAGTATTGCATTTACCAACCATAAACCTATTAAAGTTACTAATACTACACTAGCAATAGTTAATACTAAAGCTGGCATAGTAAAACTACCAAATAGTGTAACAAGTGCCATAGAAGTTCCAAAAAATTCTTTTAAAACTTCTTCATCACCTGATTCAGTTTTTTCTGCTTCAGATTTTTTAGCTTTTAAATTTTTAAATAACTTTTTTAAATCTTTAACTGTTAAAGTATTTAAAAAGTCCACAAACTTATTTATATATTCTTTTATAATATTTAATATTTCTGTTGCCTTATCTTTAAATTTTTCTTTAACAACTTGACCGAATTTCTTTTCAACATATGAATCCATATCAGACATTTGACAAATTTCTGTATTGTCTAATGAATTAATTACGTCTTCTTGGTTGGTTAGGGATATACCTATTTCATTCATTATTTCTTCACCACCATCTGATTTTAATTCATCCATAAATGACATTTTATTGTCATCATCTATATCATATTCTTTAAGTAATTTTTTATTCGCCTCTAATATTAACTCTCGTTTTATTTTACTAATTCTTCCCATAACAATTTTTTTTCTTTTTTTTATTTACATATTGTACTTTGTATTGCTGACCACCAAGTATCTGATTCATCTACTTCTGAATTACCTGTCATACCATACTCATCCAATTCCTTTCTTATTTCAATAGTCGATTCTTTCCACATTCTTAAAGGTTTTTTTATTTTATCCCACATCTTAGGATTTTCTTTCATTGTCCCTATATGGTTTTCTAATAATTCTATACCTTCTTCATATGTATCTACACTCATAATATTACAAATGTCTTTCTTTTTAGAAGTTTATTCTTTTAATACTTTTCTAATTATATTTTCTATATTCATATCTATAAATATTATTAAAGTTTAGAATCTATGTCTGCACCAATTAATTTATAAACGGGTCTATCCCCATGTGGTTCAATTCCACCAATTGGTGGTTCAATTAGTGTCGCCCCAAGTGCTTGATATTTTTTATAATAATTTCTTACAGAAGATTCGTTATATTTTGTCAATCCTCCCCATCCCCACGATCCTTGCACTGCAAATATTTTAGCATTAGGAAATGTTTTTTTAACTGCAGAAAATAATCCATCAATATCGTTTTCAAAATTAGAATAACCACCATTAGTTCCCGTACAAAGAATTACATTTTGAACTTCAGGACTTACTGGGTATTTTTTTACAGAATCTCTTAACCAATTTACAGTTGTACTTCCTTTTTGTAAAGTTGATTCCCCTTCAGAACCTGATATCATTTGTGCTTTACTTGTCCTTTTTGCGACGTATTTTGTTTGTGAGTCCCCTATAATTATATTTTTTGGTGTTTTACCTTCTTCAGTGTTTTGTTCTTTTGAATTATCCTTTTTTATACCCTTCCATAATTCACTACCAATATAATCAGTTTTGTCTCCAGAACCACCTTCATCCGCACCCATTTTGGTAAATAAAACTCCACTACTGTATTCAATAAGATGTTTAATTTTATTTATTTCCTCATTTAAATTCCTCATCAGTAAAATTACTTACCATATATTATTTCTTCAAGTTTTCTTTTAGATACTTTAATTATTTCCCCTTGATTATAAGGTCTTAATTGACTCATTTGTTTTGCGGTAGACACTGAATATCTATTTTCATTTTCAAACCATTGACCATCTTTATTAACAAATATTGGGTACCAATTATAAGAATAAACTACATACACACCTTTCACATAGTTTGCGTGTGTGTTACTACCTTTAAAAGGTATTTTTGCGGTAACTAAATCTCTTCCTGTTGAATTACTAGTAGATAACTTTTTTTTAGTAACATCAGTTCTAATTAATTCATCGTATTCATCTTTAAAATAATTATCTTTGAATAATTGAAATAATTCAAACGCATCTAACCCAGAAAACCCAAAGTTTTTATCAATAAACTGAATAATTTTACTATATGGAGTTTTAAGGTCAAAACCCTCATCTTTTAATGTTTTGATAACATATTTCTCTAATTTTTCTTTTCTGTCATCAACTTCCTCTTTTAATATTTTTCTGATAGTATTTTTCATATATATAAATATAATAAATTTTTAAAATAATTGCATAAAAAAATCCACACTAAGTATGGATTTTTATTTGTAATAGTAAAATTACTAAGATTTTTTAATTTTGTCAATAAATGACCAAACAAAACCAATAGCCGTCATTAAACCACCAGTAACTTCGGTTACTAATGTTTCATCAAAATATCCTAACATAACCACTGCACCACCTACACTTGTAAGTATGTGTCTAATTAAGCCTAAAATTTGTTCTTTACTCATTTTTTTTATTTTAGTTATTTGTTATTATACCTATAAATATGTTTAATCAAATCAAAAATTACATTTTTTGCCAATTATTTTTTAAAAAATCTTTTTTAACATTTTCATGTTCGTAGTTGGGTAATTCAATTGCCCTATCTTTCAGTATTGATTTTAACTCATCGTGTAGATTAATGGTGTTGGTATATTTACCTAATTGTTCTTTCCAAAACTTTTTAGAGAACCAAGATTCTATATCACTACCACTAGATTCTATTTTTTTTAGTAATCCCTTAGTTAACCAAGGATCTATCAGTCCAACAAAATCGTAATCATTTAAAACATTTTGTATTTTTAAAGATCCTGTGGAAAAACCATTTACAGAAGTTATATCTAAATTATTTGTATTATATAAAATAGAATTTTTTTGTTGTGTTAATTTTTGAACGTCTTTAATTAAATCATTAAAACCCTTATCAAATCTAGATAAAATAACTATTTTACTTTTTAATAATTCTTCTGGTATATCTTTCAGTAATTCTTCTGGTGTGTCTAATAAACCGCCATATATAACTGTTGCCTGATTGGTGTCGTTATTTGGTTTACTAACAATGTATTTTTTAGATTTTTCTAATTGATGATCACCCATATCCTCAATAGAATTATCATCTAATTCTAATCCCATCATTGATTTGATTTTCTCTACCTCTTCGTTTAAAATATTTTTCATACTACAAATCCATAAGCAGTGATTAAAAGTGCCATCATTATACACATAAAAATGTACCATAATTTTTCTTCTAATTCTTCCATGTTATATAATATAAATATATTATTTTTTATAAATCATCTAAACACCATATAGGTGTTTTTTCACCTACATAACTACCCATAACATTGAAGTGGAAATACTCTAAAGCCTCTTCTTCTGTCATTTCAATAGATAAAATATCTATACACTTACTTACGGAATAGATTAATCTCATTGAGTGTTGATCAATACCTATTATTGCATCATCAAAACCATCCGCTTTAAGTATCTCATCTTCGGGAAACCATTCTAAAATTTTGTCTAACATATTTTTATTTTTTAGAAACTTTTTCTATTTTTTTATGCTGAATTTTACCATAAGCATCACAATCAGCCTTTTTGGTAGTCTTGCAACTAATTATAATCATTGATATTGCGATTATTAAATAAATTACTTTACGATTCATAAACTTTATTTTTTAATTCTTTCATCATTTTTTGTTTTGCCCTATGTAAATGGGACTTAGAAGTTCCTTCATTAATTTTTAATATTTTAGCAATTTCTTTATGTTGTAAATTTTCATAATAATACATAGTCATTACTGTCTTATATGATTTTGGTAACGATTCCAATACAAATTCAATATCATTAAATTTTTCTTCTCTAAAATCTTTATCTTCATCGATAACGAAATCTATATTATCACAGAACTCAACAGAATATTTTTTTTTCCTTAAAAAATCGATAGACAAATTTTTAAAAATTCTATATACCCATCCTTCAAAATTACCCTTACCGTTATATTGATCAATACATTTGTATAGTTTTAAGAAACCATTTTGTAATATATCTTCACTATCCATATCATTTTTAATAATTGACTGTATAGTGTTATAGGCTAACTTTTGGTAGCATCGGTATAATTCAGATTGAGAAATTTTATCTCCTTTTTTACAACCTTCAATTACTTCATTTATTTCCATATAAAACATAATTAGGTTTCAAAGATAATTAAAAAAATAATTAAAACAAAATTTTTAATTAATTATTTTTCTGATTGTGCCGTCATCATATACTTCTATAAGTAATCCTTGAGTTGTCAATGTACTACTAAAACTTTCGTATATTAAGTATTGATTGCATTGTGACAAAACATCCACATTCAGTAAAAAGATAAACCCAAATAAAAGTGACAATAATTTTTTCATATTTATATTTAAAAAAATGTAAAGACACAAATAAATGAGCATTTAATGATTATATTTTATCTTTACCTTTTCTGATATAGGGATTGGGTCACCATTCTCATCAATCCTAACAAATTTTATATTTGTACTTAGGACTACATTTTGTGTGCCAGAATACACGTTATGTGATCTAGCTTCTAAATGTAAAGTTAAAGAAGTATCCCCAATACCCAATACCTTACCATATATTTTTATTAACTGACCTTCTTTGGCTGGTTTTTTAAATATACATTCATCTATTTTAACTGTAACCATTCTAGGTGTATCAGATACTTCCATTGCATAGGCAGCACCTGCAGCGTCTAACCAAGCCAATAATTTACCACCAAATAAATTACCATGAAATCCTAAATCCGATTTTTTAATCGGGTGTGTCGAGATTAAATTAAAATCATTCATATTCTTTTTTCATTTTTTTATAATACTTTCTACCGACAGGTTCATAAGAATCATTACCACCTATCATAACTTTGTTACCAGAAAAAACAGGTATACCATCATTCATTCTCATATTCATAGATGTTTTATCATCGTACCGACAAACTGTTTTTAATTCTTCTATTTCATCTGCCAAAGTCATAAGATAAATGGATCCCTCAAAAGGTTCTCCTTTAAAATCTGATCTTAACCCATATACAATCACATCACAGTCTAATTCATCGACTATATCAGTAAGTTGCCAAACCTGACTTTTAGTTAGGAACTGTGATTCATCGATAAAAACACAATCACATCCGAAACAATTTTCGGAAACAAATTCAAATAAATTAGTAGATTCGTCAAAACAATATGCTTCCCTACTAATACCTATTCTGGAGGCAATTTTATTTTTACCGTACCTATCGTCCAAACATGAAGTGAAAAGTATAATATTTCTTTCCCTTTCTTCATAGTTGTAAGCCGTTTTCAATAGATCTAATGATTTTCCTGCACCCATAGTTGAGTATCTAAAATGTAACTTTGCCATAATTTTTTTTATAAGTATAAGTATTTATTATTATAAAATAAAGTGATAAGATATGAAATATAAGTTAAGTAAAGAAGAAATTGGTAGATTATTATCTGATTATGAATATATGGGTTATGATGAAGAATCGGCAATAGATGATTTAGTAGATTTAGTTTCATATCTTAATAATTTAAAATCACCACTAACTTTATATAGAATAATTTGTTCAGATAATAAAGAGGGGATTAACCTATCAAAAGTCGGATCCCATTTTTCACTTAATAAAGAAAATCTTACAACCAATCACTATAGAAGAGGTAGTATTGCAGGTGATTGTAGAGGTGAAAAGGTATTTCTTTTAACTGTATCTGCAGATAAATCATTAATACATGTAATGGAAACGCTATCGAACAACATTTTATATCCACACGAAGAAGAAATAACTCTTAAAAATTATGGTATCGGTGCAGTTGTTTTAGGCACTAAAGAGTTATAATTTATCCCAAGTACCGTTATTTAATAAGATATAGGAATTTACATATTTTTTATCCCACTCTTTAGGTGAAATAATACTCAAAAAATGTGTACCGTTATCCCTCTCATATAAATGATACACCTCACCAACTATTGGTTGGAAGTTATAGTCAGAATCATAAATTAATTTAGTATTGACGTATTTAGATACTAATTCTTCATATTCTTTTTTGATTTCACTTAACCTACTGTTAAAAAATTTATCCGCCTTTAAACCTTCACTTTTATCAACAACTATGGGGTTAAACTTTTGTGTTCCCACAGTTGTTGGGTATTGTTTTAAACTAGCATCAAACTTACCAGTTTCATCGTTATATACTATGTTGTCAGGATATTTTTTTATCACAATAAATGTGGTTTTGATTCTACCATTCCTGAATTAGTTATCTCAACAAAAGTAGCCTTTTCGTTAAATTCTGATATAGTTCTACAACCACTATAAGATAGTGCAGATCTAACCCCATCACTCAAACTTTCAATTATATATTTAACCCCACCTTTGAAGGGTATAAGTGTTGATTCACCCTCAATGTTTCTTTGAACTTGCCCATGACTAGATTTAGTTTCTAGACTAGCAGAACCTCTATATCTTTTATATAGTGACCCATTACCCTTCTCAACTATTTTCCCTGGAGATTCAGTTGTACCCGCCAACAATGATCCTAACATCACACAAGATGCGCCAATACCTAAAGCCTTTGCGATATCACCACTATTTCTTATACCACCATCCGCCATAACTGGTATGTCTGGACTAACATCACAATCCATTATTGACGTAATGTTGGGTATTCCGTGTCCAGTTTTAATTCTTGTCGTACAAAGACTGCCCCCACCGATACCAACTCTTAAACCATCCGCACCCCATTCGATTAAATCTAATGCGGACACCGTAGTTGATATGTTACCCGCGATAATGTCTACGTGATTAGGTAGAATATTTTTAAGTTCAGAAATCATATTCTTAACATTGGCATGGTGACCATGTGCGACATCTATAATTAATATGTTTACACCTGATTCAACCAACTTAATTGCTCTATCAATATCGGAAGACATTACCCCAATCGCTGCCATAATAGGAATATCCTGAATTTCTGTATGCCAATTATCATACATAACACCCCAACTTTCGTATAGTGAGATATTATTAAAATGTTTTTTAACCTTTCTAACTTCTTCACATTGTTCCTCTATAGTCATAAACCTATGAATGCAACCTACACCACCTAATTCTGCCATTTTAATTGCCATTTCAGATTCACAAACTGTATCCATACAAGATGCAACATAAGGACTTAATATACCATATCTTCTACTAACTTTAGTACTTAAACTAATATGTGATCTACTACCAATATCCGAATATTTAGGTTCTAATAACACATCATCGTATGTTAAACTACTTTTTTTTATTTTATTCCCCATCTTCTTCATTTATTTTCTGTCTTAATGATTTTTTTTCTATTCTCTCTTCTAGTTCTTCAGATAATACGTGAAATATTATACCTGGTAAACATAAAATTATAGGTATTACTAAAAATAGTATAGATATTATTTTTAATACCCAATATAGGAACTTACTCATCTTTTTTATTTTTTCTTTTACGTTTTACTTCTTTATTATTATTTACGTCTCCTTCCACATCATCATTATCCGTTGGGATGGTGACTTCTACGTAATCAGGGAAAAACATATTTAACCCGATACCTGTGCATACTTTAATTGTTTTTTCTTTACTCATACTTTTTTTTTATCATTCTTATTAACTCATTATACCCTAAAAAATCTTCAAACTTATCATAATAAAGTTTTACATAATTACAGGCAAGTTTTAATTGTTCCCTATTAATACAACTATCTATAACTGAAACACATTTTTGTTTAGCCTCAATTTGTTTAAGAAGTTCCACCTTTAATAATTTTTAATAATTTTATTATTTTATCACACATCTCATATTCTTCAATAGATTCATAATACTCCAAAGATTTACCCAAACTTTCCCCCCAATCTTTTTTATATAATTCTGTTGTTAATATGAAATCGTCTAATGGGTTAATGATTCTAAAAATAACCAAAGAATCTAAACCTTCATCTATGCATTTTCTCACACACTCAACAATTAGTGAGTGTATTAACCATTTATTTTCTAAAAAGAAATTTTTTTTATCGTCTTCATTACTAAAATAAAAATCTTTCATAAAGATAATACTGCCTTTTTATAGTCATCATATAATTTTGATACGTACATCTCACATATAGTTTTAGATGAGATAGGGTCAACCCCTAAAGAACACAAATCACTAGAAATACTTCTATGTAAAATATTTCTACTATATTGAGTGGTTAAATCATATACTTTACCATCTAATGAAGTTTTTATTTTTGAGGGTAATCCTTTGTTATCGTATACTGGTTCATAACCATTACCCAAAAATTTAGACATTTTATCAAATAAATTTTTTGTGTTCAAGATATCCATAACATATATTTTAAACAAATATAGAAATATTATTTTAATTATCCAAATTAATTTCGTTAATTAATTTATGTAATCTATGATCATTTAATCCTAATCTTTCTTTACAATCTAAAAGTTCTGATGCGTTTAACTCATAGTTTTGGTAATACTTTTCATATTCTACTAATAGGTTATTTAAACTATCAACAAAATCATAAAATACTGATCTATCTCTGGTATTATTTAATATAGTTAAAGAAGCCTCTTTATCACCTTTATGTATTTTTTCTAATAATAGATGTGAACTACTTTTAATAATAGATATTTTTAATTCATCTAATAACCTATCTATATTATCTCTTTGAATTTTAATATCATTGACTTTATCCCTAACAGTATTCAAAAAATTCTCATTTAAATTGTTATCTTTACTAAGATGTTTTACTAAGGCATTGATTAGATTTGTATTTTCCATACACAATAATATTAATTTTATTTAAAAAAATCAACTTTTATTATTTAATGTATGATACACATAATGTTAAAATGTTTTTAGAGACTTTTATAAAGTTCTTCATATTTATAAATAAAAAGATATGGAAACTTGTAAAATTTGTAAAGAAACTTTTAACAACCTAAAAGGGTTAAGTAATCATGTTAATGCTAAACATAATATTAGTAGTAAAAAATACTATGATAAATATCTGAAAAAAGAAGATGAAGGGCAATGTACTGTTTGTGGTAACCAAACTACTTACCGAAATTTTGGTGTTGGTTATTTAAAAAATTGTTCACTAGAGTGTAGAGATAAAAATAAAACAATCAAACGTGATTATTGGAAAGGTAAACGTCAATCAAAAGAAACTATAACTAAAAGGGTTCAAAATACAAACCAAAAAACTAAACAGTTGAATTGGGAGTTATCTAATATGAAAAAGTATGGTGTAACCAATCCAACTAAATTAGATTCAATTAAAATTAAAATTAGTAAATCACTTAAAGGTGTTGGTAAACCTAGAACCAATAAATGGCAAAATAAAATTATTAAATCAAAAAGAAAAAATGGGACTTTAAATCACTCCGAAGAAACTAAAAATAAAATTAGGGATGGCATCAATAAGTATTATTTGTCAAATTTAGATAGAGAAAAATATATTTCTAAGTCAAATAATAATAAACATTTTTGTGGTTGGTATAATGGGTTATATTTTAGAAGTTCATTAGAATTATCTTTTTTAGTTTTAAATAGTCATACAACATTTATTAGTTGTGAAAGAAATCAATATAAAATAATATATGATAAAGATGGTAAACAAAAAGTTTATTATCCAGATTATACTGATGGTGATAATATTTATGAAATTAAACCAACTAAATTACTTAAATACAAAGATAATGAATTAAAAATTAATAAGGGTTTAGAATTATATGGTGGTAAATATAAAATTATCACTGAAAAAGAAGTACCCTATATAGAAAAAACTAAAATATTAGATTTAATCGAATCTGGAATTGTTAAAGTTAATGAAAAAACATTAAAAATAATAGAAAGATATAATCATTAATTTGTTTTATCGAAATCTTATGTTTACATTTGTACAAACAAAATAAATAACTATATATGAATATATTTGTATTAGATTTAGACACTAAAAAATGTGCGGAATATCATGTAAATTGTCATGTTGTAAAAATGTGTGTGGAGTACGCGCAACTACTATGTGGTTCTCATTGGATGTTGGGTAGTAATCATGTTGCACCATATAAACTGTCCCATAAAAATCATCCCTGTTCTATATGGGTTAGAGAATGTTTAGAAAATTATATTTGGTTGTGTGATTTAGGGATGGAATTATGTAAAGAATATACTCACAGATATGGTAAAAGACATAAATCACAAGATATAATCGAATGGTGTATGATACATAAACCAAATATTAAAGAGTTAGGTGATATCACACCATTTCCTTTGGCAATGCCTGATGAATGTAAGATTACTGGTGAAGCGGTAGAATCTTATAGAAAATACTATATTATGTATAAAAAAGATTTTAGTAAGTGGACTAATAGGGAAATACCTTTTTGGTTTACCCCTTTAAATGATTCATCAGTACACCACCAAGAGAAGATACTTGCACCATAATGTTATTTATAACATCGTCATCCAGTTTAACTAATTCTTTTGTGTAGTCAATACCTAATACACCAATAAATTTATCGTCAATAGTTTTTATTGCAAATATATAACCTGATTTACATCCGTTAGTTTCCGCAATATCTTTTAAACCAAAGGTAGCAATAGTTTCATCTTTATAATTATAAATCTCAATTACATCATTTGTAACTAATCTATTTAATGCCCTAGAAAATATATTTACAGGTATATTCTGTAAACTGTGTTGTATTGAATTAACATTTATTGATACACTTTCATAAATAATAGAAAATTTGGTAATGGATTTACCAGTTGGGTAAAAGTGTCCTCCATTATGGAATTGGGTTATCCAAACCCTATCCGATTTAACACCCTCTCTAATTTCATCTATTTTATGTGTAACTTGTTCACCTAATAAAAGTGTTTCTGTGATTGGGTCTTTTTTATTTTTCTTTTTATCTAACCAGTTCTTAACTAATAATAATGCAATTGGACTTATTACTCCAGTTATGAATGCGATTGTAATTTCAGCCATATTAAACGTTTATATTATAAATATAATCTCTAAGTAAAAAGTATTATATTGGGCAAAAAAAATGGGAGTCAATAACCCCCACTTTTTTATTTATATATGATTATCAGAGAATTAATTCTGAAGCCGTCCACAACATTTTATTTACTTCTAAATTTTGTTCAATGGAACGAATTAATCTACTTCTAGATCTCCTAACACTACCGTTGTCTTTTGGTGTCACAATCAGAGTCCCACCTTGTAACATATTTTCTTGAACTCTGTTGAATACACTCCATAAATCGTTACCAGAATCTTCTTGTCTACGGATAGATAACATCTGATTAAGATCTACCATTTTGTTCTCACCCCAACGATTATCCGCAATCATTTTTGCGAAATCATACTGTTGTGTTTGAGTAAGTTCTTTAGACATCATTCTTTGAACTTGACCAACAACTTGTGGGATTTTTTCAGTAGACATATTGATGACATTAAGAATGTCTTCTTTTTGGAATCCTTTATGCATCACTCTGAATTCATCAAAAGTTTTATCTGCGATAACTAATCCGTTAGAACATACTAATCTGAAAAGTCCTACATGAAATTTAAATGATGAAGAACCATCGTGAGAATTAGTCAAAAGAATTTCGGGATGTGTATCACCTATTTCTCTGGCGATTTGGGTATTACTTTCATTTCTGAATCGTAACATATGTTTCTTAAATGGACTCTTAGCCTCCTTACCTTTTCTACTTCCCGATTGCATAGCCTTTGTAGGTAACCAACCTTGTTCATTTAAGATGTCAATCACTTCCGTAGTAGGAATAAAACGATAAACATGTGACAAATGATTTGATGGGGCTTGCGTTAAAGCCGATGGACAAATCGAACCAATCTCATTTAAACTTAGATAATTCATAATTATTATTTTTTAGTTATATACAAATCTAATCATTATTTTTTAATCCACCAAACATTTTAACCTTTTTTTTTAATATTTATTTTATATTATTGTATCTATGAGAAAATTAAACAGAGCGGAGATAAGATTTCTAACATATTTAGATCAACATTTAGATGATGTATTTGACAAAACAGAAGCCTTTAGAATATTAAAAAATGATTTAGGTTTAGATTCTAAAGAGGCTGCACACCTATATAGTGTTTGGTATCATAGTAAAGGTGATAAAGATTATAGTGAGGTGGAATATGATGATGAAAATGCTTTAGTTTCTTTTATTAGAAAAATGAGTTCATTTAGTCGTAATTCTGAAAGAGAAGAGTATTTAGATTTATTATATGATGATGAATATGAGAAATTAGAAAAAATATATGGTGAATGGATTAATATCCGTTGCGGTGGTTGGAGAAGTTCTACACCCTGTATTGTATGGAATGATGATTACATAACATTAGAACTAGAGTATAACGAATGGAAAGAACATTTTTCTGGTTTATATGAACAAGATTTATATATTTATGATAGTATTTTTAGTGATTACGGAAGTGATTATGAAGAGGTAAGTGATGAAGAATTCGATTATGTTTATACTAATGAAGAAACTGAAGAATTATTTAAAACATTGGCACTAATCGGTGGTAAAAATACTTGGCCTGGTAAAGATAATAAAAATATAGAACAAGGTGAAGTTTCAGAATTTTTAGAAGGTATTTTACCAACAGATAAATATGAAGATATAAAAAATGATTATTTAACCGAAGTTGGTTATGCGGTTACTAGATCTAGAGAAACTGCCGCAAAAGAAGAATATAAAAGTGAAATAAAATATAATACAGATGATGCATCATGTAATTCAGGTTCTTATTGTATTGAGATACCTTATGATGATTTAATTGATATTATAACAGAAAAAGGTTTAATTAATTTATCTGAATTAAAAGATGCGGAAATACAACCATATGTTAATTTAGAAGGTGTTTATTATGAGTCGTGGGTAGACGATGAACAAATAGAAACTATTAAAACTGAATTTAATAGAACTTTAAGTAGAATTATTGATAGTATTATTGAAAATGATGATATTGATCTTACTGAATTAATGGAAAAAAGACAAAATTTTTATAAATATATTAAAGATTTAGGTTTTGTTTTAGTATCTCAGACAAATGAAAAGGGTGACTGGTACAAAAGTAAGGATGATAAGATTCATTTTTACATGTTGGATGTGGATTTTGAAAATGATAAAATTAAATTTACATATGAAGGTAAATCACATTTAGTTCCAATAGAAAATTTAAGTGATTGGGTACAAGGAAGTGTTTTAGATTTAAATGAAAGTGTTAGATACAATAAAACTAAATTACTAAAAGAAAATAAAAATATCGTAAATAAAATATCAATATTTGATTTTGATGGTACACTTATGTCTACACCTCACCCAGAAGAAGGTAAAGTAATATGGGAAGAAAAGACAGGTACAAAATACCCACACATCGGATGGTGGAGTAAACCAGAATCTTTAGATACTGAAATATTCGATATTAAAACTATACCACCTACAGTTAATGCGTATGAAAGAGAAAAAGAAAATCCTAATACATTGTTAGTGATGTTAACGGGTAGATTACCTCAACAACATAAACAAGTAGAAGGTTTATTATCATCAAACGGAATTTATTTCGATGAATATCATTATAAAGGGAATGGAGATACTTTAGGTAGTAAGTTAAATACTATTAGAACCTTACTTATTAAATATCCTACGGTGGAATCTATTGAGATGTGGGAAGATAGAGAACCTCACGCAATAGAATTTAGAAAATGGGGTAAAGAAAATGGTATCCCTTTAAAAGTTAATTTAGTAGTAAAAAGATAAATATTTATTCATCTGTTTTAGGTGAGGGTAAATCTTTAAAATCACTGTAATTGTCATAAAGATAATCCATAATCATATCTTCATTACAGTAATACATATTCCATTTATCATAACCAAAATAATCAGGTATAAGTTCTTCTTCATCATTGTAGTCTAAATTATCCTGTCCTTCGGTTATGTAATGTTCATAACACCAGTTGTAGTAATCACTATCCACTAATTCTCTGTAATAGTCATCACCATCACCTTCCACTTTAAAAATTAACGTAAGGATATTATCTGAGTCACAAATAATATCATAAATCTCTTGTATTGTGTAATTCATAACATATTTTGGAAATAAATATGCTAAAATTTAACAACACGCAATTTTAATTTAAATTTTTTACAAAGATCTATCATATGTTTAGTACCCTTACTTTCTCCATCCCAAAAAATAATTGCACCATCAGCCACTTTAGCCATCTCTTCATTTCTCATATAACCTGCCCTTTTGCCGTATAAATCCCACATTGCAGGGTATTCTTCGACTTTATGATGGTTTTGGTGTGCATAATCTTCACCTAATGAATCTGCACCTCTGGCTTTTCCAGATATAATAGTTATGTCTTTTTGATTTTGTAGAAAGTAATCTAATTTCTTTTTTAAAAGTTCATAGTCATTAAATGTTCTACTACCTGCAACTATGACTTTCATTGGTTATTTCTACTCTCTAATTCGATTAATTTATCTAAATATTGTTTTGCCTTCTTAAGATCTTCTATACCATTTTTATGTTTCCATCTGGTAACATATTTAACAATATTTCCCTCAAAAAAATCTAAATTATGTGAATGGGCATAATCCCACATTTCGATACCCTTATTATAATGTAATGGGTGAACAACTCTTTCGTTTGTACTAATAGGTTTATCCATATTTTTTTGTTTTAATAATATGGATTTTTTACTTAAATGTCAATATATTTTTAAAATATATGGTGGAAATTATTTACTACAAAATAACTTTGGTTGTCTATATCGACTGTCATTAAGTGATCAGTGTTTAACGCATTACCAATCATCTCTTTTATCATACCCATCTCATCAAATTCAATAACATTTTCTTCTATTGCCTCTTCTATTGTTAATTCCGACCCTCTAATATAGTCATAAGGATTGCCCATATAATCTTCATATATTTCTTCATATCTATAATGGGTATACATTTTAATGATATCTTCTTTCGATGGGGTTTTTTCTTTCAGATCTTCTATCTCATCCTCTAAACTTGAGATATACATTAATAAATTATTATATTCCTCACTTAATTCATTTATTTTAGTTTCTATGATATCTAAATATTTAGTGTACTCATCGGAATCATCTTCATCATCTATTTGTTGTAGTATAATTAATTTTTCAGATTCCAACTTATCTATTTTTTTAAGTATTGAATTTTTATTTTTATTACTAATTTTTAATTCAACTTCATTTTCCTCTACCATTTCTTTATTATATTCAATATCTTCAATAGTATTCCCATCACCGATATAATTTAACATTTTATATGGTGACATATTAGTTATCTCCTCCTCAATTATTTCAGTTATATTGTAATCTAATATTTCCTCATTTAATTTCATGTATTTTTCTAATATCCAAACACTATAACCATCAAATTCAGTTTGAACCATTTTTTCTCTAATACTTCTAACTAAATCGTCATATGTACCAACTTCATATAAATTATTATTTGGTATATAGTTATATATTTCTAAATCATAGGTAATTCCCCTAAAAACAAATAATTCTGGATCAACATTTAGTGATTGGGCAATCGCTCTAACTTCATCACTATAATCATTTTCTGATGGTACAACCCAATTAATAGTTTCGTCATACATTTCATCATCCCCAACTGAATTATTTTTATATAACTTTATGACTCTACTAATAATATCTTTATCATCAATATGTAATTCTTTATTTAAAGTTTTATATATATCTGTTGAATTTTTCGATATAGAATTTTTATGTAGATAATTAAGTAATTTTAATTCTACTTTATTAACATTATTAATGTCTTCTTTTATTAATCCTCGCAATTTCATATACCTGGCCCAAATACTGATGTTACACTAAAATGTGTAATATAGTTATTGTAACTCTCAATATCAGTAACTTCATTAGAACCATGAGGTAAATCATTTTCATATACCTCATCAAAAGTTTGTGTATAATCTTTTCTAATGATCATATATATGTTGTCTTTATTAATTTCGAAAAAATCTGTAACATCTCCATTACCAGGATCTTTTAATTTACCTATATTCAGTACAGTATACTGTATCTCTTCTAATAAATAATAATGTTCTCTATCGTACCATTCACCAGATCCATCACAATAACTACAAGTTATTTTTCCATGTCCATCACAATCATTACAAGTTTCGTTACTCGCACCTCTACATTCACTACATTCTATTTCTTGTTCTTCACCCTCATCATCTGTTTCCATTTCCACACCACTACCACCGCAATAACCACATTCTAAACTACCCTCTCCATCACAAGTAGTACATTCTACTTCACCTTGACCATCACAATCATCACATCTTTCAGTTAAATCCCTATAATCTTCTTTAATCTCATCGGTAGTAGTTATGTACGTTAAAGTGTATTCCTCACCAGTGGAGAGTCTATCAGTTAAAAAATTGTCTACATTTAAATTAATGATAAATAAAAAAATTAAATCATTAGTTTGTTTCACACTTAAATGTAATTCATCTTGAAAAAAATTCCTTAATTCTCTAAATTCTGATGTAAGGACTAGTGAATGATCTTCATAACAATCAGAACAATTTATTTTTGTTAAAAAATAATTTTTTAATTTTGGGTGGTTATTAGAAAACAAATTTAAACATTTTCGATAAAAGGTATTATCTAAATTAAAAGTATCAGTATTTTCATTGATTATATTAATAAACTTCATAATAATTTTTTTACTTTTACAGTTAAATCACCACTACCTTTAATAACCCTATGATATACACCTTTAGGGATTAATGTCCTTTCAGTTAATGGTATTGGTAATTCATTGTCGATTTGTATCATCCAATCAGTATCTCCCACACTCTCAACAATTCTATCTTCCTTGTCTCTATGCCATACTAATTCACTATTATCTACACCTTCAGAAAATTTTCTAATGTGATAACCATCTACAACATTTTCATCAAAAGGAAAATTCATATTATTTCTTTTTACGTCCTTGACAATGTGCCCTTTGTGAAAAACCTTTTGGGTTATTACAATCAATAGATTTCTTATACTTCTGAGACCATTTTTCTTCCAACATATCAGAAGACATCTTTTCACCTTTTAATTTATTCATAAAGAAATCAAATACTTGATCGATATTAACCTTAGCCTCAGTTATGTGATCATCTGCCCAATCATGTCCATCATTTAAAATGTCATTTACTTTATTAGGATCAAATTCTTTAATCATAATATCTAATTGTCTTCTCATTTGAGTTAGGTTACTAAAAAACATATAGTTTTCACCTTTAGATTCTTCATTTAAAGTCTCTATAACTATTCTATAAAGATCTTTTTCTGTTAATGTTACTTTTTTCATATCTTATTTTTTTACCACCAAGTTCCTCCACCTGATAATCCTAATTGTTTTGCGTATCTAGGTAGTCTACAACTCCAATAACCTGCACTACATTTATCATTCTTTTGGGGGCAATTATGTCTATCAGAAAACGCCTTCCTAGCCTTAGGATCTCTAAGTTTAACTGCCAAATTACCTCCACCAGATTTTGCACCAAAGGATACTTTTTTAACTTTACCGTTACACATTACATAAACATAAAATTTCTTAGAACCACCTCTTTTAGGTTTACTAAGTTCTACTTTTTTACCTTTATATTCTGCCTCATTTAAATCATAATATTCGTTAGGTATGTCTAACCATACTAATTTACCTTCATATAAACCTTGTTTACCTATGTCGGTTTTAATCATTTCTAAATCATTTTGAGATAAATCTACTTTACCCTTTAAATATAAATCCCTAACTTCATTTATTAAATTGAAAAAGGATTTACTTCCGTATCTATAAACTGTTTCCGTTAAAGGTATTTGATTGTCTACGTGATATTTTAAACCTTCACTAATGATAGTTCTACTTTCAGTTAGTAACATTCTATCATAGTTTAAAGATTCATTCTTTTTAGATTTATATCCTTTAATTTTAATCGGACTAGGAGATTGTCCTTTACCTGATTTACCGTCATTCTTTTCTTTTTCTCTCTTACGTCTACAAGCCGAATCTTTTGCAGATTGACTCATATTAGCTGCCACACTCTTTGCTCTACAAACTGGGTAACCTCCTTTATCGGAATCACCTCTACCACATTCAGGATGACCACCACCTTCTTTTTTTCTACATATGTTTACCCAAGGTCCTTGTGGTTGTTTACTACCTTTACCTTTTTTCTTAGTACCAAACCATACCGCCAAATCTTCGTGAATTTTTATATCGTGAAATGAATCTAAATCTTGTGCCATTTCAGGTGACCAAGATTCGTTTTTACTACCCGAACAATAATTTCCACTACATCTTTTTTTACCATCTAATCCTTTAATTTTACCTTTACATACTTGAACCGCATATCCATTAGCGTAGGCAGATGGATAAACATCGAACTTACTTTTGGCGGCACTAACACCTCTAGCACATAGTTTATTAGATTTTTTCTTTTTACCTTCATCTAAATTTTCTACACCTTCTTCATCTTCTTCTTTATGACTATTCGGCATAATAGTTATACCATACCTATTCAATATCTTTTCTAATGCGATAGGAATTGCCATAGACACCGCACCCATACTCATAACTGCAACAATCTTTGCAATATCTTTAGATTGTGATTTTAAAAATTTTATATCTCTTTCAGAAACTTCTTTGTTTGAAAGTAAGTTACCTAATATCTTTACTGCCTCAACAGTTTCAGACTTTTCTCTTTTTGCGATATTAACAAAATTTTTCCATGAGTTAATCATGTCTTCTTTTTTGTTATTAAAAAGGGATTTCATTTTATCACCAAATTCATTAACTACTTTAGGTTCTTCTTCTGAAAATAAACCAGTTGACTTACCATCAAACCTCATTTCATTAAATAACCTCTTGTATTGTTCTATACCTAATTTTATCTTCATAATACTTAATTTATTCTATTCTTAATTTATTATATTCTATAAATATAATATGTTTCACCATTATACGTTTCGTCCTCTTTTAAAATGATAATAACTTCACGTCCATCATAACCAGCTAGTGATGAACCTCTATCTTCTGTTTCTGCTAAATTCGCTTCAAATCCTGATTGATCAAAATTGAAAAATCTATTTATTGCGTCTGTTCTAGTGTAGCCCATTTCATCCGTAAAATAATCTAAACCTTCACTTTCAATTCTTTCCTTATATTTTTCTTCCAATTCCTCCATTAATTCTTCTTTAGCGACATCCAATAACTCTTCTAATTCATTTTGTTTATACTCTAATTGGGATTCTAAATCACTTAGTTCATCACTCAATTCTCTCATTCTAATACTTATTTTTTCTATATCAGAATCAAGATTCCCATCTTCATTTTCATCTTCCAGATCACTCATCTCATCATCTAATGAAGATATTTCTTCAGAAATTTCCTCTATTTTTGCCTCAATTTCTTCTATATTATTTTTAATTTCATCTTCATCGTAACCAGCTTTACTAATTATTTGTTCATCACTCATATCTTCTATTTCTCGATTTGCCTCATCGTATGCCAAATCATTCAATACGTAGTAATCAATTTCAAGATAATCTTCCAAATCCCAACTATTTATATTATCTAAACCAAGTTCATCAACCCACCCGTCAAAACGTTGTTCCATTGCACGTGTTGCGTCATCATCATCACCAACTGCATAATATCTATCAGATTCCAAATCCTTATAAACATTTAAACCATAATGATTATAAGATTCTTTTATTATCAATACTGGTGGTAAATCTAAAAATTCTGATAATGCCAAATGTTCATTATCATAATAAGAAATATCATCCATATCTTCTAAATCTGAATCAGTTAAATTTTCATAATTACCATCTTCATTAAAATGATTTAAAAATAAATGAAGTAGTTCATTTTTAAGATCCATATCAGAGATATTTAAAACTTTAGTTAAAAATGACCATGTTACGGAAACATCATCAGTTTCCCCCAAAGAAAGTGTCATTGCCCTAAGAACTCTTTTATGTATTGGTTGGATGGTATTTTCTGTTATAAGTTTACTTAATTTCATATTTATTAATATTTACAATTATAATAATAAATATTACTTTTGTAAGTAAAATGAACAATATTAAATTATTTTAATTATGTTAATAGTAAATGTTAAAAAAAGCAATATAGAAAGGGCACTTAAAGAACTTAAAGGTAAGTTTATAAAAACCAATATTGCTAAAGAATGTGCAAATAGAAAAGAGTTTGTAAAAAAATCAGTTAAAAAAAGATCTCAATTACAAAAGGCACAATACATTCAAAATAAAAAAATAAATAACGATTAAATGGAAGAAAGAGTTTTAAATTTATTAAACGAACAGATATGGTTCGAAAACAGAGCATCTCATTATTATTTAAACCTATCAGTTTTATGTGAGTCAAAAGGTTTTAAAGGTATATCTAAATTTTTTAGAGAACAATCAAATGAAGAAAGAGAACACATGTTAAAAATATGTGATTACATTTTAGAACAAGATAGATTACCAATAATTCCGTCAACTACATTTTTAAATGATAATGATTTGGATTTTGATAATCTATTAAAGATATTTGAGGATAGTCTTTTTAATGAAAAAGAAATCACCAACTCATTCCATAAAATTATTTATGCTTGTAGAGAATTAGGTGATTTCACTACCGAAAGTTTCATTCAATGGTTTATAGAAGAACAAAGAGAAGAGGAATCTAAATTTAAGTCCTTAATTGATGAATTAAAGATTATCGGAGGTAATACCACAGGAGGTTTATCTTTATACCTTTTTGATAAGAATATTTCTTAGTTTATTTTTGCGTAAATATAAATACAGTCTAAAGACTCAACAAATTTTATATCACCACCTAAACCTTTTTTTTGTGCCTTAGTTTTATAACCATCATAAATCTTATCAAAATTTTCCTGCAATTCTTCGGGTTTTATTTTACCTAAATAAAATAATGCCTTATCATTTTGTTCACTATTTTCCATTTCACACCCATTTCCATATAAATATCTGAAAGGGTTAAAATGCTCTTCTATTTAAATTTCTAAACATATCTGTAATTTGATTATCTATCCTCATATGTATCGCTCTACCTGCTTCTACCACATCTGCATTGAGTTCAACTGGCATTGGGATTTCTTCTTCATTTTCTACTTCTTCTTCCATAATAGGATACACATCACGTTCAATTGGTATTTCCATCGCAAGACCAAAATTGGTTGTATTGTTTTTAGTGTCTTCATCTTTCAACGATATTAAAAATCCTCTATTTAAAAGCTCAATATCTGCAAAAGACTTTAATTTTTTCTCATAATTTTCAACAAACAATAAATGATTCAATCTGTTAACAAGTAAATTACCTATACTTTTATGATATTCACTTGTCACTTTATTACAATAAGAAAGTATCTGAATTATTTTATATGACATTTCATTTTCCAATACCTCTATTTCGATTGCAGACATATTATTAGGTGTAATTATAACAAATATTTTTGTTTTACCAGACTTAATTTTAAGTTTATAATTTTGTCCAGAATTGTTAATACAGTTGTTAAGTTTATTACCCGCCCACTTCAAATCTAATTCAGAAGTCAATTCTTTAATTTTAATATCGTAAGGTAAATTTAAATCACCAAAATTAATAGGTTTAATTATATCTGCACTATATTTTTTCTTTTCCCTATTAAGTTCATTCAACATATTTTCATATGTCGGTTTAAATAAAATATTTCTACTTAAAAGTGATTTTTGTAAAAGTGGTGATACCCATTCACCATCCGTTTTAAATAACTTATTTATATTTTTTACTAAAACATGTGTTTCTTGAACATTCATTTTAAATTTAAAGATTACAAATATTAACCATCTTTCTGCATCTATATTTTTTTCAATATAATCTATATGTGATTTATCAAAATCGCAATTATGAAATTCTTTGTTTATCAAAGAAATCATTTTACAGAAATAACCATTTTTTAAAATAATTTCCGCCTTAGCCTTTTGTTTTTTATTAACATTCCCCCCAACCAATTTATAGGCAGACATAAACGTTAGTGGGTTGAATGATAATCTCTCTAATATTGCAAATATTTCAGTATTAGGTTTGCAATACTTTTTAGGTGTCAATGTCCAAATAACTTCATTAAAATTTGCCCATTTTTCTAAAACTTGTTGCGGTATACTATAATTGGGTGCCAACCAATTAACATTTTCATTAGTATCTAAATCAGTATTAATAAGTGTATTTTTTATCTTCCATAAATGTTTTTTATGATCGAAAAATCTAGATATTGTAAAGTACTTTTTGATATTAGATCGGTATTTCATATACATTTCTTTATATTTTAATCCGAAATAAATACCAAAACTTTTTCTAGTCATCTTAATAATACTTTCAGGTATTAAGGGCTGACTTAATAATTCCATACATTTCTCAACATCACAATAACAATCTAACTCATCTATTTTTTTAAATAATCTGATTGCAGTGTGTGAAGGAGTATATATCGCAGTAACTTCTAATTGTTTAGTATACAAAAAATTCTTAAATTCTTCTGTATAAAGAATTTTATTTATACTTAAATCTATACCTACCTGACAACAATTAAAATCAAAGCCACTTAAAACATAATAGTAATCTGTTTTAGGATTATCAGCAAGATAAGTTTTTTTAATATATATCGTATTTAAAAACCCTTCTCTTTCTACTTTATCTATTTGATAACTAGTATATGCGTCATAACCTATTTTAGTAACCATGTATCCATCTCCTTCTATGTGCAAAGAATCTGATCTAACTGGTGTGTTTGCGTTTGTAGTTTTATAATTTTTATCCTCAATAAAAATATCTATATCATTTATTGGGTAATCTCCACCCCAAACCATTTTTAAAATAGTATTTGCGACTGCACCCCCAGCCAAAAAACCTGAGCTTGGTATGGTGTCATACTTACTTAACTCAGTTAGTATATCATTTACTAACGATTCTTTTTCTAAAACATTATTCGTCATCTTTATCATTTTTATAGTTTTTATACAAAAAATAAGAAGGTATTGTTATACCCAAAAATAAAATCACATATAGAATTATAGGGAAAATGGTTATCAACGTTAAAAATGAAAAAAAGCATATTACCACAATCAAAATATATTGCCTAATTTTACCCCTATTTAAATCATCAAAATTAAACATACTAAATAATATCATCTAAATATTTTGCCACTTCTTTTACTATATCTTTTTTAGAGACACCTGACTTAACAAGGTCACTTACTATATCAACTATTTCGTAAGAAATATAATCTACATAATCACCGTCAAAATCCTCATCGGCATCATCATCTTTAAATGGTGAATAGTTATAACTATAAGATTCTTTAATTACTTTTTTATTGTGAACGTACTTAACCAAACCTAAATGAGAGATTAATTTTTCACCTGCGTTTAAAGAAGATTCTACTTCACTGATAACCACATATTCTTGATTAGTATGTTGTTTATAATACCCACAACCTAAGTTAAGGCAATTAAAATCATATTTGGATGCCAACTGATTTACATCGGTAAATGGATCATAAGAAAACTTAGTATACCCAGATTCATTTAAATTATCTTTTATCTTTTCTTTAAATTCAGAATCAAAAAGATTAACACCCCAACAAACTTCAGTTATCCAATTACTTGATGGTGCATCAAATTGGATTGCGTATCCTACATTATCGAAAAATGAATCATCAGATTCTTTAGATCCCTTCATACCGATTTCTTCCTCAACGAAAAACGCCCCTTTTAATTTGTCTACCTTATTGAAGAGTTCTAAACAAACAAACACACCGCACTTATCATCACCACCAATACCTGTTTGAATTTCAGTTGTAGGGTGAAAGGCAGTTAAGTTTCCATCATTTTCTTTGATGATTAATCGTTCTTTGTTTTCTATTAAGGAAACATGTGTCCTATGAACTGTATCCATATGTGAAACTACACAAGGAAAATATTCTCCTTCAGATAATTCACCTTTAGTTACATAAAGGTTACCTTTTTGATCTGTGTAGTAATCAAAGTTATTAGTTTTCGCAAACTCTATTATGAAGTCTCTAACCATACTTTCATCACCTGAAATAGATGGTAACGATAAAACCTCTTTTAAAAAATCTAAATTCATATCTTATTTTTATACAAATTTAGTAAATAGATTTCGAAAAAACAAATTTTTATTGGTATATTATTTACAAAATACGTTTTTTAACGATATTTATATATAATAACAATTATTAAAAACTTACTAAAATGGGTTGCGGTTGTAAAAAGAAAAAACCAGTTGCTACAAAACCAGTTAATGAAACTAGTACAAATCAAGGTAGTACTCAAACAAACGGTGGCAATTAATTAAGTTAGTTGATTTGCGGGTCCTCTAGCTGGTTCTACCGCCCAAGGTGAATTATCTATTGGATTCGCAACTCCTCTATTCACATCTTTAAGAGGCCAAACAGTTGCGGGTGCACCTGCTGGGGCACTACTAGATTCTTCCTCATCTAACAATTCTTCATCAAATTGTTTAGTGTAATCATCTACACCTATACCATATTCGGTTACTACTAAACCATATCCACCTTCCTTATCGTAATACCCCAAATATATTCCTTTATCGTCATATACTACAGTTTCATAAGAATTACTTTCAAAGTTAAGTTTTTTAGGTTCATTATTAACCCATTTAAGTATTTTTTTATACCAACTTTTAGGATTTTTGATTGTCTCACCAAATTCTCTAATTAGTATTTTCTTATATTGACTTTCTGTAATTATTATTTTCATCACCAATTTCTTTGTCTATTATTAATAACATTTAAAAGTTTAACTTTTATATTTCCTTTACCTGTTGTTTCTTTTATTTGTTTTTCTAAATCATAAAAAAACATACCTACATCTGCGGTATCAAAAATAGTGTCAATATAAACTATTAATCCTATTTCATTATCAAACGCAGTTACAACCTCAACATTTTCTACCGTATCTAAAATTGTTTCACAATCCAAATCTTCATCAGAGTAATCCCAATTATCATCCTCTGTGGAATTCTCACAAATTTCCTTTAAATCATTAAACGCGATATCAACTATTTTTTGATAGACAGTTATAAGTTGATTTTCGGTTATTAAAACTTTCATTCTTTTAAATCAATATACTGTTCTAATTGTTTTGGTGACCATTCATTATAAAAATCATGTAAAATATCGGCTGACATATCTCTCTCAAGTTTCGCTTCATAAAGTTCCCAATCTAATTCAACTGATGAATTATAAACTGAATCAATTATATCGACTTTAAAACTAGGGTTATCGATTAATTGGGAGGCGTTGTATAATGCCTCTTCTCTCGATCCAGCCCTTATGGTTATTTGATAATCAAAAAATGTTCTGGCTTCAACTATCGCAGGTAATGCAACATTAATTATATAAGTTCCCTGAAATTCTAATGGTTCACCCAAAAAAGATTCATATTCACTTTCGGGTGTGTTTTCAAAACTTTTTTCATAATTATTAATTATTGTTGTCGCATCTAGATCACTTAAACCCCAATTTTTTTTTAAATCCTCAGTAGTTTCATTTGTGTCAGTATAAACTTTTTTTAGATATCTCATAATCTTTATTATCTTTGGGGTAATAGTATTACCTATAGATAATGATTCACTATCATCCTCAAATAATTTTTTATATTGACTTTCAGTTAATCTAATTTTCATTGGTTTCTGATTCTTCTTTTTTATTTCTAGATTCGGTAACAGTTTTTATAACATTTAAAAATTTACCACCAAAAGTATAACCAGCAAATAATACCATAGAATATTCTAATGCATCTATAATAATTTCAAATCTATTTAAATCTATCACACTATCTTTAGAGACACCTTTAAACATTAAAACCCCTAATGTTATATAATGTGCAATTACTGCCCATAACAAATAAACTCTACTTTGGGAATATTGTCCCTTTTCTGTTAACATGTCTTTAAAAATATTCATAATATGTTTAATTTTTTTACTCATAAATAAAACATTAGGTTTGTTATTATTATAAATATCTTTAAAAATAAAAAACCCAACTAATGTTGGGTTTAATATTATAAAATCTCTTTTATTTTAGTTGTTAAGACGGATTCACTTACTACACCACTATTCCTCCAGATTTGTTTACCTTCCTTAACCATTACTAAAGTTGGTATACTTCTTATTTGAAACTGTGCCGCCATATTCCTATCTTTATCGATATTAATTTTGACTACTTCAATATCACTATTATTTTTTTTAAAACTTTCAATAATAGGATTCATCATTCTACACGGACCACACCACTCTGCCCAAAAATCTATTAAAACTGGTTTTTCTGATTGTAATAAAGTTTCTAATTCCATTGTTTTGTTTTTGTTAATTATTATTTATTATAAATATAAAAAAGGGGGAATAAATCCCCCCACTGAAACACTATTATTTTTTTTTATTTTACTTCTAATACCTCAACATCGAAGATTAGTTTCTTACCTGCCATAGGATGATTGGCATCTAATTTAACACCTTCTTCATTAATTTCAGTCACAATAACATTAATTGTACCTCTATCACTATGAGATTCTAAAAAATCACCAACCTTAACACCTTCTGGTACTCTATCTGAAGGAACTACTGTAACTAAACCATCTAAGTATTCACCATACCCTTCCTCTGGATTAATCTCAATAGTTTTTTTATCACCTTGATTTAAACCTAATAAACCTTTTTCAAAACCAGTAATTAAAGAACCCTGACCTAAAACAACATTTAAAGGTTCTCTACCTTCTGTTAAAGAAGTGTCAAATACTGTTCCGTCCTCAAATCTTCCTGTGTAGTGGACAACTACACCCTTACCATTTTCTACTGCCATTTTTTAATTTTTTTAAATAATAGTGATAAAAAAAATAATAGTCAATACTATTATAATTTTATATCAAATCTATCTTTCATTATTTGGATTTTATCTTCAGGTACTTCATGTTGATTTACACCATCGTGTCTATTTTCAACAACAATACTGAAAACTTTATATCCATATTTTTTCGCCAATTCATAATATGTATCCATTTCCCATGTTTGAGTAAATGTATTAGATACCGAAATTTTTTCCTGTTCAGATTCCATCCACTCCTCAACAATGGTTTGACACCATCTATGTGCATCTTTTATTTTGGTGATATCAAAAACATAATTACTTGTGTCATCTAAAAAATACATATCTGCCTCCACATGATTCTCAGTTAATGTTTTAGCGAAAGTAGATTTACCTGAACCTGGTATTCCTCTTACTATATATAAAATTTTATCTTTCATGTTTATTCTGATTTAGGTAGTTTTTATTAAGATACGGATATCGCTATAATAGTGATAAAAGTAAACCATATAGCAATTATGATTATTGTTACTAAATTTGAATTTTTCATCTTTTAAAGATTATATATCCATTAAAAATATTAAAATCAATATTGGTATCCATAGTGGTGCAGTTACCCACCACCAACTCCAATCAATATTATCAGTTAACTTTAAAACCATAAAAATAAGGAAGAGTATCACACCCAATCCTAAACCACTAGATGAACTTTTTTCACTCATAATTTATTATTTATATTCTTTTTTCGTGATGATCTTTTGGTAAACACAATTTTTTGATTGGTTGGTTTTTAACAATAGTTAAAATTTCATCCATAGATATTGGATATAAGTTATTACCATCTACACCCACATCTAATGATTTACCATCCCCTAATCGTAAATTAGGTGGTAAATGTACGTGTCCATGTAAGTGAATGACACCATCATTCATACTGTCCCAAGACGCAATCGGATAATGCATACATACGAATGAATATTTATCCATTTGATTTTTACCCACTATCGATGGTCTACGAATATCTAAGAACAAATAATCGTGTGTTGATGAAAATATTTTCTGTATATCTTCTTTATCTTTACGGATATGGTGATCGTGATTACCATAAGTTAAATGAATGTTCTTACAGATTATTCTATTACGAAATTCCTCAATTTTTTCAAACCCACCAAAACTCCAATCACCTAAATGAATTAGTATATCATCTTCACCAACAATTTCATTAATGTTATTCACTAATGTATCGTTCATATGATTAAGTGAATTAAATTTACGGGTTAGATTTTCCGCACCTACCCATTTAGTAGTTGCAGAACAAATATTTGCGTGATTGTAGTGTGTATCACTCGTAAAAAATAAACGTTGTCCCTTTTCTAAAACTAATTTCATAAGACAAATATAAGTATAATTTTTTATATAATCAAATTATTTCTCTCAAAAAAAAAAATATTACAGGTTTTTGTTCTACCTTTATTAACCCATAATCTTTTGCCAATCTATAATTAGGTGTATCTCTTTGTAACCTATCAATAGATGACTCAACAATATTTCGAAACATTTCTAATGAATAAGTGGATTTCCATTTATTACATCTAGGACATGAAGGTAATAAATTATCAAAAAAATTATTATATTTATAAAATAAAAACTAAAATTATGAAAATTAAAAAAGACAGAAAAACAATTACTTTATCTCGTATCGTTAACAGAGTGATTAAAGAAGAAGTAGATAAAGAAGAAAGGTTTATCAATAAAATAGTCAAGTTTATTGAACCACCATATTTTTTTAATTTAGATTCGTTAGGTGTACCTTACCATTTATATGAAAAAATATTATCAATAAAATTTGGTGAGGAGGTAGATTATGAAGAAGATAAAGATGGGTTTGATTATCTAAATGTATATGATTCAAGAGGTAATAGAATATATTCTGAAAATATATTTGAACGTACTTGGTCAAAAGAAGAATATGATTCAAGAGGTAATAGAATATATTCTGAAAATTCAACTGGAAATTGGCGGAAAATGAAATATGATTCAAGTGATAATCTGATATATTCTGAAGATGAGAATGGGAAATGGAGGAAATATACATATGTTGGTAATATGGTATATTCTGAAAATGCTGATGGGAGTATTTTTAGTTGGGAGAGATGACTTATTGGTAGAAGTCTGGTTGGTCTTTCTTACGTTTAAATACGTACAACATATAAAAATCCCCTTCATCGGAAAAATTCAATAACGGTTTAATTAATTCTATATTATCTATCATAATTTTCTAAATTTTGGTTTTAATGCACTCCATATAATTTTATCATAATCTTTACCATCCCACATCGCAAACATAATCGCCTTTGCGATAGGTTGTTTATCTTTTATGAATTCCGCAAATTCTTTTTTAGTGGGTTCAGGATCCTTATCCCCATATTTACCATATCTAAAATAATCATAAGTTTTACCTAATTGATTATAATATTGGTACCATTGATATCCTAATTCACTAGAGTATAATTTAATTTTATTATAAAATTCATCAGGTACATCTTTAAGTAAGTCTTCTATCTTTCCACCAGTAGACAAAATTTCCCATACAGTAGTTGTTGATATGTTTGTCATTATCTTATGTAATCTAAGATACTCCTCACCCTTAATCTTCATTCTGTCACCATTAGAAAATTTAACTACATAACCTTCTTCATCATCTTTTATTATATTTTTCAGAGTAGTATAATCAATTATACCATCATATTTTTTCACTACCCTAAATCCTATATTATGTATTAAATTTTTTAATCTGATATCATCACCATCACTATATAGGTCAACTTCATACCCACTTTTGGTGTTTATCATTCCTAATAATACAATGTCTTCAAAATCGTAATTCACTACTATCCTATTATCATCGTATATTATTTCAAACAAGTAAGTATAATATTTATGTAATTTATCGTAGTTATATTTTTCTAACATCTCAAAACCCTTTATGGATTGATCGGAATTAAAAGAACCTCTGGTTGCGAACACCCATTCATCTTTATAGTAGAAAAGAATACCTAATGATCCATCCATTTTATAGTAAACATCGAATTCAGACGTTGGGGTGTGTTTACCTTCTTCCATATTAAAGAATTTCTTAAAAGGTCTGGCAACAATATCTCCATTAGAATTTGTCACTAATCCTCTACACATAAGAGTTATATCATCCCATAAAGATTCGTATTGTACTTTTTCAGTATAATTCCATATAGTTAAATCTAAAGTAGAATGTACCTGTTTATACAATAAACCTTTATCAAAGTATTCATTTAATATTTTATTCATTTTAAAGTAGTAAAACCAATCTCTTTATTTTTATCTCTACTAAAGATGATATGTTGTGCCCTACCATCATTGTGAATGATAACATGTGACTGTAACCACCCACTAGGTCCGTTATTGTAACCAACTCTTAATTTAGTACTGGTACCTACTGCCAATGCCCCATCTTTACGTCCTGGTGAATGATAATGTCCCACAACAATTTTAGTATTCAATTTACGGAACTGAGGTAAAGATCCTCTACTACCATTTGAACCTACGTCTCCATGTTGACCTAACTCCCAATTCTTAACTTTATAAGAATCGTTTCTACCTAATGTGATGTATTTAGGGAATTTTTCGTTGATGATGTCAGGTATAACCCCTTTAACATCACTAGGGTTTTTACCATATTGTTTTAAAAGTCTAGAACTTAAATCCATATATAATGGTGCATTTTTAAATGTAGGTTGTTTTTTCCAATCCTCATTCTTTAACCATCTATCAACAAAATCATCGTGATTTGATCTAACAATGACAACATTATCAAAACCACTAAATTTATCAAGTTGTTCCATCATTACATTTATCTCTTTACCCAAATCATTTGTACCATTCATTTCTTTACCGTATTGAACAAATGGATCTTTTATTTGGTGGTGACTTATAGAATCCCCATCAAATACATCATGTAAAATAACATGTTTAGGTTTTAAATCACCCATCAAACCAAATGTAGAATTCAATACATCTTCATCGTGATGTCCATAGTGAACATCACCCAAAACTATTGCAGATACAGATGAATTTTTAGTAATTACACCTTTTTCTACCCTATGATATAAATCAGAAAAATTACCATTCTTATCATCGGCAGTGACTTGTCTAACAAAGAAAGTATCTTCATCTTTAATTTCAACGATAACAAAACCAAAAGTATGGTGGAATTCACCTTTCTTACCTGATTTAGAATCTGTATAATTCTTCTTAGTTATGGATCCCGTAGTTAACATCATTTTAGGTTTTTGATTAACTAAAACTGGAATTGTCTCTAAATGAACTTTTGGTGAACCAAATATACAAGAATTAATACCACTCAAACCTTGTAATCCTGTCATAGGATCAACTGCGGTTGGTTGTATCTTTACATCAGATAAAATAGAGACATATTTATGTATGTCGTGTCTATTCGCATCTAAATATTTTACCACCTTATCATCCCAAAACTCATTATTTTCTTGATTACTAGTCCATACGGATGTTGGGTTCTTATATCTACCAGCAATAACGTGTATATCTGCCCCCAAATGTTCTGCGTATGCCTCCATATTTGTAAGGAGTCCATTGTGGACAGGTGTATTGTTTTGTGCCCAAGTAATTAAAAATATTTTTTTATCTTTATTATACTTTCTTAATTTGGCAGATTCAAATTGTTCGGACTCTTTATCCACTTTCTCTTTGAAATTGAACTTTTCTGAGCACCATTTTCTAATAGTTCTTTCCGATCTATCGAAATACTCAATTAGGATAGACATTCTTTCATCCCACTTTAAATTTTTGTCGGTGTAGATAGAATAAGCATATTCTTTGTCTTTTTCTGTTACGTCTTTAAACTTCATATATTATTTTTTTTAAGTTTAATTAAAATTTTGATAAAAATCAATAGGTTATAATTCAAAGGTAGGTTTTAACCATAATCCTTTACTGAATATTAATTTGGTAAAACCAGGTATTCTTTTTTCCACCATACCAAATAAAGTTAATGATGCGACAGTATCATGTTTCATCATTTTTAAAACTTCCTCTCTAATTCTTTCGGCAGAAACTACCTTCTCTAATTTTTCCATTATGTCAGGTTGTTCCATCGATCTAAAGATTGACTCATGAATGAAGAATCCCTTTGTTATAGAAAATCTTAACGCCCTTAAAAATCTGAGAGGATCATCCAACATTGTTTGTTCGGCAGGTAAAGGAGTTTTTAGGAGTCTTGCCTCTAAATGTCCTTTACCCCCAAATAAATCTATTAGATTACCATCGTAGTCAACTGCCATAGCATTAAGAGTGAAATCTCTTCTGATAAGATCATCTTCTAGTGTACCTAATTCTAAAATAGGTTGTCTAGTACCTTCTTTATACCCTACTTCTTTTCTAGCCAACACAAAGTCCGCAACCAATCCTTCATTCATATCACCTTTAGGGAATTTAGCTCTAATTGTAAACATTTCTGGTGTAGATAGGAATATTGTAAACTCCTTATGTGTTAACCAATCTGTCATTATTTGGAATCCTTCTTCCACCGTTCTATCTATATTATCTAGAACAAATGTGAAGTCGATATCCTTAGATTCAATACCTAACATACCATCTCTAACACAACCACCTACTTTATATATCTGTGGCATAACTATTCAGGTAATAATCCGACTCTTTCAATAAGATTCCAAACTCGTTCTTTATATTGATCAACTGTTTCGTCACCAATTTCTGTGATACCACGAACTGTTAATTCGGATAGATAATCCAAAAGTTCTCTAGTAATAGTATCAATTTCATCAATAGTGAATTGATTTTTTTTAACACCTTCTTTTAAGATTTGGTACTTTACCACAATCATTCTTCCTAAGCTTGTTCCCATAGTTATTTGATTTAATGAAACAAAGATAATAAAAATAATGATACTAAAAAATTTTTTAACAAATTTTTAGATAATCTATATTGGTTATAAATAAGGTGGTAGTGATGAGGTACCCGTCTCGCCTCAAAGACTGTTTATAAACTAGCTTAATTAGAGTAGTCAGGACAGGATTCGAACCCATTTCGTCCTTCCAGTTCTTTTAAACCTGATAATGAAGGGTGTTACCAATATACACCACCTGACTATAATGACACACTCTTAGGCATTCTACTCCCAGCACCGAGAAATCATATATGGAAAAGCGGTACGCTACATTAGGTTTCTGTACGTTTCCTAAGTTATTTAAAGATAATTGGCACAGACATATCTACGTACTTATTCCTTTTTTTCTCGATAAAGATATTTTTATTTTAGTTTCTTCAGAAATATGAATACCCTTATTCCAAGGGATTTGTCCTTTTTTGGATAAAGATTGATTTAACTTGTGTTCTTCAGATTGAACCCTATTTTTCATTTTATCTGAAATCTTTTTTTTAGTTTCTTCTGAATGTGTTATACCTTTACGAAAGTTCGATATTTTTTCTTTAACCTCATCACTACGTTTTACACCTTTTTTTAACAATGCCATTTCATTTTTTATTCTATCATATTGAGAAGAAGATACAATATACTTCCTATTATGATTTTTACTTTTTAAACAAGTCATAGCCCATCTAGCACTTTTAAGTGTATTTTCATTAGGGTATATTTCACACAAAAGTAAATGACAAATAAAATGTTCTTTAGCAGTTAATTCTACTAAATTTGTGTCATCATCACTACCTCCCATACATTTCGGAATAATATGATGTTTTTCCTTATAGGTATTTAGTTTTCTGTTTTTACCTCTATGGATAATCGATTCATATATTTTTTTATAGTCCATAACCAATACTTTATTATAAGTATATGGAAATTCAAAAAATATATAACTTAGCCCATCTCATAGCTGTACGGGTACCTAAGTTTATGTGTCAAATGGGTAAGGTGGGATTCGAACCCACAATGAACAACCTTTTTACGGGACTCGGCACCGTGCCTCATTACGCTCTTACCCACTTTAGTAGCCCCACCTAGAATCGAACTAGGAACTAATCTTTAGAAGAGATTCGTTATATCCATTTAACTATGGAGCCATGTCCGTTGATCTATTCAACTGATCTACGGGCGCAATTAAAAGATGATAAATGACTTTATCAGGAATCCCGTCTTTCGACTTCACACACCATTAGAGAGTTGGGTCTTATATCAATACAATTAAGATTGAACGCCTATCCTTAGTGTATACCCTTTCGACACGTCTCTCCACGTCTGTCATTCTACGGTTTGTAACATCTTTTGTACCTCAGGCGGGACTTGAACCCGCACGTCCAATGGACACTCGATCTTAAGCCGAGCGTGACTACCAATTCCACCACCGAGGCTTATGAGGATGAGAAGTCCTCTGTTTTTTACCCGACCACCTCATATCTATCAGCATACATATAATGTAATTGAAGAACATCACCAATTATAGGTTTATATCCTGCTTTTTTAGACATTTTAACAACATCTTGGTTAATAGTATCCTCCGAATGTGCCGCATAATCGTTTAATGTCTTCAATAACATCATATTACCTCTCATACCAACAAATTCCACCATTCCCCTACCGTCTTTTATAAGGTTGTCATTATCATCAACTCTCCATATTTGTTTTAGTTTATCACCCACATTAAATGGTGGATTTTGTTTATTATTACCACCATATAACAAAAGTGCTTCTGTTTCTAATTCCTTTTTTGTTTTTATATTTTTCATATCTTTATATATATTTGCACTTAAAATAACTGTTATGACCACACTCTCCTTTCTCAATGCAACAACACATGTTACCCCTCTGCACTCAGTTGTAACACTTAAGAGTTAATCTTAATTGTATCACTACAAAACGTCTACCTAAACTCGCCTTTCTAAGTCAAAGAGTTTGCTGTTTTTGGTCTATCTTGTTGTTACAACTGCCTGACTTATGTCAGTTAAGTGCATTAGGATTAGTAGTCAGGACAG